TGTGACAAAAAAAATGATATGTTCCAATAACGAATGTTCATTAAAATCATTTTGTTATAACTACTCTAAAGACAAATTAAAAGAAAATTGGAAACCTAACTTAGAAAAAAAAAATAATTTAGTTTATTGCTCAAATTTTTTTTCTATTACGGGTAAAAAAATATTAAACTAATATTTATCATTCAGAATCTCAATCATCTTTAGTGGTTGGGTAGTTAACTGATATGCATACAATGAATGAATTTATATTATCTAATCTAAAAAAATCTTTAAAAAGTTTATCATTTTTACTGCAGGATTTTGGTTTTTCACAAAATCCTCCTAAATTAAGTATTGGTGATGTTGATACCGGATTTGATAATAAATTAGTAATGTTAATAATTGACCTTGACTATACAACTGGTTATTTGGATGATCCCATGATTGAAACTGTTATGAAAGAAATTAATGAGTTGGTTCGTAACTTAACAAAAATTATGCCCAGTATTAGTTTTACTAAAACAGGAACTTTAGCCAAATACTCTGAAACAGACGTTATAGTATATGGAGGTATTTTGACTAACGACATAATATTTAGTAATAAAAATGAGTCAATACACTACTCATTATCAATAATCTTTAGTTAAAATCGATATGAAACTTACAAAAAAAATAGAAGTATCTGAAGAGTTAAAATTTCATTTAGAAAATGGAATACCACTTTGTGAAAATATTTTTAGAATTTATTCTGAAAAATATTTTAATTTAATTAATGAAGTTAGGGAATTATATAACCAAAATTTTATTATGTTATCAGATGATGATTATTGGATGGTTGAAAGTGATTTAGGAAAACAAGTACAACTTAGTAATGGTGATGTCGTTTGGTTAGATGCCCCAATTTATGAAGATAGTTTAGAAGATATATTAACGGAGGCTAAACATAGAGGTCGTAATGTTAAATTAAATAAACCTTTTAGAACGCCTGGCGGGCCTAAAAAGTTTGCAGTATATGTTAAAACCCCAAAAGGTACAATAAAAAAAGTAACATTTGGTGATCCTAATTTAAAAATAAAAAATTATAGTAAATCAAGAGCCAAATCATTTAGGGCTCGTCACAAATGCGATCAAAAGAAAGACAGAACAACTGCCGGATATTGGAGTTGTAATGTTAGTAGATATGGTAAGTCTTTAGGGTTAAAATCTTCAAGAACTTGGTAACATGGATTTACCTTTTAAAGAAGAATCAATTGGGAGTAACAAAATAAGAACTTTTTCCAAAAATGTTAATTCTGAAGAATTAAAATGGCATTTTGATGACGAGGATAGATTAGTCGAAATTGTTAAATCAGATGGATGGATGTTTCAAATGGATAATAAATTACCTGTAATTTTAATAGAAAGTGAAAAATTTTTTATTCCAAAAAATACTTACCATAGAATAATTAAAGGTAATGGTGATTTAATAGTTAATATCACTAAGTTTTGAAAAGACTGTTTTTTTTATTTTTTTAGATATTTATAATTTGTAAGTTCTTTTGAACTAACATTAAATTTAAAAAATAAAAAAAAATGAAAAAAACAATTTTATTTAACGTTTTAACATTAGCGGCAATGTTACTGACCGCGTATTCAACTATGGTTGATGGAACTACTTTAGCAATCTTTGGTAGTATTTCAGCCCTTATTACCTTACTTTTAAATTCTCAATTTCCAAGTGGTACTTGGATTGGATCAGAATGGAAGTTTTCCCAATATGCGGTTTCAATATCACAAGTTATTCTTAGCTGGTTAGCTGTGAGTTCAACTGTAGAATTGATTCCTGTTGATATTGTTAACTTTATCACTATAGGTGCTACAGTTGCAATTCAATTTTTTGGTAGAGCATACAAAGAAGTAAAATAATTAAAAAAAGTAATAATTAGATAGTACAGAGTATTATAGACATGTTGAGCACAGAAATATTTGTGGCTTTTATAACAGGTGTTATAGGCCCTATTTTAGTAATTTTTATAAATAAAAAAATTGGCGGTAATAAGTCAAACCCTGATTTAGTTAATGAAGCTATTAAATCTAGTGAAATAGTTAGATTAAAATTAGAAAACATTATGAAGGAATTTTTACCTGATAGGATTTGGGTAACTCAATTTCATAATGGAGGAAATTTTTATCCTAGTGGTAAATCAATGACAAAATTTAGTTTAAATTACGAAGTAGTAAATTCAGGTATAGAATCTGTTCAACAAAAATTTCAAAATGTTCCTGTAAGTTTATTTAGTAGAGGAATGAATTATTTGTTTGAAAATAGTATGATTTTAATACCAGATTGTAAATCCGAAGAAGCGGACACATTTGGTCTTCGTTATTTTATAGACGAAGGTGGATTAAAATCTTGCTATTTAGTTGGAATAAAAAGTATTGATGGTAAATTCATCGGTGTATTGGGTTTAGATTATGTTAAAAGAAAAACTAAACTAACAGATGAAGATATGAATCATATACTAAATTATGCGTCTTTAATTTCAGGAAATTTAATTAGTAGAATGTAAATTTTAAACTAATGAAAACAAAAAACCCCTCCTTAAAGAGGGGTTTTGTTTTTTAGGATTCTTTGTAATGTAAGATCGCCTTGTCTATTCGTTTATCAGTATAACTAACTGAGTCTTCGAATGATTTTCTGATCTCTTGATATATCTTGTTTTCTCTTTCATCGAGATTATGATAAACATTACTTATTCTATCATCATTATCTTTTCTCACATCATCCAAATAACGATTCGATCTATCAAAATCCCATCTGTATGCATCTTTAAATGAAGACAACTCTCTTTGAATTTTAGAAACCTTAATCATACCCACAATCATTGACCCCATTAATATGAGAGCGAAAACTGTAAGAACACCTAAAGCAAAATAAAATAGTTCCATCTTGTTTTTAATTTAAAAAAGTTTATGCTAAAAGCAAAAAAAAAGAGAAACCTAAAACGCGTCGGTTTCTCCTTTTTTGTTTTTTCCAAGGAATTTAAACCTTCCATAGTATTTGTGAGTTAAATATGGAACTCATAACGTTGAGCGGGACTAGTATTACGAATGTGTTTTTAATCGTTTCTTTTTATGTGACTCTAGAAAACTTTGTGGTTATAACATTTTCCACAACTAAAAAAAATGAGTCTCTATGTTTTTTTAAAGATTTATTTTTAAACTCCTAATCTTTGGTTATAACTAGAAAAACCTTTTAAGGGAGTCACGTTGCGGAAACAGGATTCGAACCTGTGATTCTAAGTTTATGAGACTTAGCGGATGACCACTTCCATATTCCGCGGTTACCATTATTTGGCTGAGAATACACCTTATTTTGAGAACCTTTAGTAAGATTATTGTTTCCTTACTTTTCCACTTTCTTTTGGAAAGTATTTCTCAGTGACGGTTGTTTGGGTGAACCACTCCTCGAGACAACGATTACTCTCTTTTTACTCAACTCTATTTGAAGATGCCTCTCCAATTCATTCTTGCGGAATTATAGGTCTTTCGTAAGAATATACTAAGACTTGGGGTCTTGGTATGCAATGAACGGAACATTACTAAGTAGTCACCTTTCATCGTTATCTGATAGACACTTTTCCTTTTTATCAATTTTGAATTAATAATTAGTAAGTGTTGTGGATAGGTCGAAGTAGTGGTCTACCTTATAGATCGGTTATCTTTTGAACAACCGAATACTAAACTACTCCGTGAAATGTCCCCATTTCCATTTTTCAAGTTTGCTTCATATCACAACATTGGTATGTCGTTGATAGGGACAGTAGCGACACCACTCGTTCTCTGTCTTACCTTTCGGTTTTAAGTAAACTATCTAATTGGAAACCGTAATCATGTGATTGGATAACCACACTTTTTACAAGAGTCCTATGGGTTATTCTTATTGTTCTTCCGAACTCATTCAAACAATCCACATTGCTTGAACACCTAACCACTTTCCCTAAAGCGTTGCCCTCAGTACTAAAGGTTAGATGATATCCCACTTGTATACTCGAGCTCGGTTTCCCAAGCCGCAGAATCACTAACACGTTGTGACCCCACTTTATCCTACTTTCGTAGTTTATTTAACGACCATATACGGCCAATATCTTTATCGAATTCGTCACTCCTAAGAGTTACACCATTCGAATGGATATCAAAATTATTTCAAAGAACAGAGTTGAATTAGGTTGGGGTTTCCTTTTTGGGGTTACCCCAACCTTTCAATCTCTTTTTTGGCCGGTTCGGACTTTTACCGAAGTTAAGGAAGTTTACGTTTCCTTTTACAACCTTACGTTAGGCTTATACTTCTTGTATCCCGACCATTTCTTCAGAACGTGCTACTGATTCGCCAAAATTGTGATTCACATCACTATTTTATCAGGTTCACACTAGACCTCTTTTCCGAAGTGTTCTACAAAATTAAGATAAGTTTTTTAACTTGTCAAATTTTTTGAGAACTTTTTTTTACATTTCGTAATCCTGTCTTTTTTCTTGATTTATTATAGAAAATATATACAAGGATATTTCTGTAAAAAGTTATACAAATATAATAACAATTTTTATATTGTCAAGACTTTTTATAAACTTTTTTTTGGTTTTATATCTGTTGCGGTTGTATGTTTCACCAACACTTTAAATGCGAAGAGCTTTTACACCTGTGAGTGCGGTTCAAAAGAACCTCATGCGGAAACCGTAGTCACTTTCCTCACATACAACAGTAGCCCTACGGACCTAGACTGTTTCAAAACCAACTTTTTTCAAAGAACGTATCGGATAATCCCGAAATGTTTAACAATATTACAAACTAAATCCCAAATAGTCAAATATCTTTTTAAAATATTTTTGATATTTACAAATAGTTAATCAAACCATATTTTTTAATTCAAATTAAACAAATAAAAAAACAAAAAAAACATGAAAAAAATTGTATTAATTACAACAACGATTTTGGGACTAACAATCGTTTCCTGCAATAAACCTGTTGAAACTGAAACAGAAAATTGTATTGACACACAAGAGTGTGTTATTGATACACAATGTGTAAAAAAGAATTGTGACACTACTGTTTGCAAGGATACTTTGAAAAAGTAAGAAACCATTAAACTCTTTCTCCTCCTTTTGTTTTTTTAAAGGGGGAGATAAGAGTAACATAAATTAATATTATATATGGAAGATGACCTTAGTACAAAAAATAAAAAATCTTTTTACCAAAAATTTGTCAGTAAAATTTTTAATGTTGGGGATGTTTTTCAACCCATTCGGTTTCGATATTGTTCAATATCAACTATTTTGTCTGACAGGAAGTTTGTGGAGGGCAAATTTTATTTTGTATTTTATATCGGCTTTGTTTTTTGGATTATCTTTTTTTTGGGAAAAATATTCTAAAAAATAATTAAAATTATTTTTTTTTCTTTTTCTTAATATTTATCTGTAAAGATTCTTTTTAAGAAAAATGAGTAAATTTATAGTAAAAGAAAGTGACTTAAGAAAAATAGTTAGAGAACAACTTAGAAAAAGGTTTAATCTATCTGAACAAGTCACAACTAAAACAGACAATAAAGAAATAAAACCAAGGTGTGTATCTGGTAATGTAATTCCGTTAAGTGATATTGTAGGTCACTCAAAAGATTTTTCTGACTATTCAAGGTCAATCAAAAAAAGAAGTGGAGGAATAAACGGAATGATTGATACTTTAGATATCTTAAAAACAATTAGACTTCATCCTGATATTCATGATGGTGGAGAACATTTATCCTATTCTTTAATGAACCATCTAAATAAATTTAGAAATAAGAATTATTTTGATGAAACAAATAATGGATGTATTAACGCCATGGATAAAGTTATTGAACTTTACAAAGAAAATGAACATGGTGAAGAGTTAGTTAAAGACATTGAAAAAGTTTTAAAACACCAAGATCCAACACCAAGAGCTAAAGAATATCTTAAAAGATGTTTAACATTAATTAAAGAAAAATAATCATTATGAAAAGTATAAAATGGTTAATTAAAGAAATTTTAGGTATGTATTCGAGTAAATCTACTTTTTTTTCAAAAAAGCGGGTTGAATCTGGCATATCTTTTATGATTGCCCAATTTGGTATGGTTTATTTCCTTATAATACACATTGACGGTCTTACTATGGGCGAACTATTATTATGGGCAACCACAGAATTTGCTGTCTCAGGATATATTCTTAACGAAATTCAGAAAGAAAAGAAATTAATTAATTTTATTTCGACTGAACAAAATGAAGATCCAAACCAAGGAGCATAAAAATCCCCCAACCATTCTAAAATAATTGGGGGATATTGTTAAAAATTACTGTTTAAATATATCCTCAAAATTTATGTTTTGATCTGTATTTCCAGGATTTGGATTTACATTTTCATATAGTTTTTGTGAAATTTTTTGGAATTTTTCGGTAATTTCTGTTAAAGATGATTTTACCCCTTCTACATCCTTTTTACTGTGTAATTCTTTTAAGGTTTGTAATGAAGTTTCAATTTCTGTTTTTTCTTCTTCAGTGATTTTATCTTTAATTTCACCTAAAGATTTTTCAGTTTGGAAAATAATATTATCCGCATTATTCAAAACATCAATATCTTCTTTTAATTTTCTGTCCGCTTCAGCATTTTCTTCCGCATCTTTTTTCATTTTTTCTATCTCCTCTTTTGACAAACCTGTAGAACTCTCAATTCTAATTTCTTGTTTTTTATTAGTACCTTTATCAATTGCTGATACGTTTATAATACCATTTGAATCAATATCAAACGTAACTTCAATTTGTGGTGTACCTCTCATTGCCATAGGGATACCATCTAAATGAAATCTACCAATAGTACGATTGTCTTTAGCCATTGAACGTTCACCTTGAAGTACGTGAATTTCCACTGATAGTTGATTATCGACCGCAGTTGAGAATATCTGTGATTTTTTAGTTGGAATTGTTGTATTTGAATCAATCAATTTAGTAAAAACCCCACCGACAGTTTCAATACCTAAAGAAAGAGGTGTAACATCTAATAATACGATATCGTTAATATCACCGGCCAATACTCCACCTTGAATGGCTGCGCCTAATGCAACTACTTCATCGGGATTAACTCCTTTAGAAGGTTCTTTACCGAAGAATTTTTTAACTTGTTCTTGTATTGCGGGAATACGAGTAGAACCTCCAACTAAGATAATTTCATCAATATCGGTAACTTTTAATTTAGCATTTTTAAGTGCTGATTTACATGGGTCTATGGTTCTTTTTATTAGACCATCCGATAATTGTTCAAATTTACTACGTGATAAATTTTTAACCATGTGTTTTGGTACACCGTCAATTGCCATTAAATAAGGTAAATTAATTTCTGTAGTTGGGGAAGATGATAATTCAATTTTAGCTTTTTCCGCGGCCTCTTTTAATCTTTGTAATGCCATAGGATCTTTTGATACATCTACATTATTTTCACTATTAAATTCTTTAACTAACCAATCTATAATTACTTGATCAAAATCATCACCACCAAGATGAGTATCTCCATCAGTAGATAAAACTTCAAATACTCCATTTTCTAATTCTAAGATAGAAACATCATGTGTACCTCCACCACAATCAAATACAACAATTTTCATACTTTTTTCTTGTTTATCAAGACCATAAGCTAATGCCGCTGCAGTTGGTTCATTGATAATTCTTACAACATTCAATCCTGCAATTTCCCCTGCTTCTTTGGTTGCTTGTCGTTGGGAGTCGTTGAAATAGGCGGGAACTGTTATTACCGCATCTTTAACATCTTCACCTAAATAATCTTCGGCAGTTTTTTTCATTTTTTGTAAAATAATTGCCGATATTTCTTGCGGAGAATATTTTTTATCCTCAATAAAAACTCTTGTACTATTTTTATCGCCTTTAACAATTTTATAAGGTACTTTAGAAATTTCTTTTTTAGATTCTTCAAAAGTATTACCCATAAATCTTTTTATGGAATATATTGTTTTTTCTGGATTAGTTACCGCTTGTCTTTTTGCAGGATCTCCCACTTTTTTTTCACCTTCCTTTAGAAAAGCAACAATTGATGGAGTTGTTCTTTTTCCTTCACTGTTTGTAATAACAATCGGACCGCCACTCTCCATTACGGCCACACATGAATTTGTAGTACCTAAATCTATACCTATAATTTTTCCCATTTTTTATTTATTTTTAATAGAGTTTATTTTGTTTCTAACTTCGATTGCTTCTTCAAAATTTTGTTCCTTTACTAAAGAATCAAGTTCTTTTTCTAATCGAGATAGTTCTTGTTTATTGTTTTTTAATGAATTGATTTTATCACGTAAAATTGCAGCAGTCTCAAAATCCTGTTTTTCTACAGCAATTTCTAATTTATTTTTTAGTTCAGATACATCATTAAATTTTGATTCATTATCTAGCATGTATTTAACTATTTTTATAGATCCATCACGCGAAGCGTAGGATTCTTTATCCCATAAACCTGAGTCCGTAGAGATTTTTTCTTTTTTAAAATCTCCAAAAAAATCATTACTACTTTTTGATTCGAATTCATTTAAAAAATCAAAAAGAATTTTGTAAAATAAGTGGTTTTGATTAAACATAACTTGTTATTTTTTTTTGTTTATTTTTTTGTTAAAACATATTAAAAAAAAACATGCCAATCAAATGTTTATGACAAATTTACCTAATTTTTTATTATTTATATGACATTTTGTCATATTACAAATATATAGTCAGAAAACTTGTCTTTTTGTTTGTTTTTGATATTTATTAAGAAATAAGAAAAATGAGATACCATTCAATTAAATTAACAAAAGAAGAACGTGAAAATATATTAGACCAACACAAAGAAATTTATGATGGTTACGTTACTCAATATATTTCCGATAATAAACAACCGCTATATATTCAAGATTTTGCAAACGATAAAGGGGGTATTACAGTTAATAATAAAGGTGATGTAAAAACATATACTAATATGAGTATAAACGAGGATGTTTATTCAGGGTCCGAATTTGAACCTGAAAATGTTCAATATGAAGAAGAATATAATGAACAATTAGATATGATTGGTGACGGCGAGGAAGACTTAGAACATGGCGTATTTGATGATGAAGAAAATGATGATTTTTTAAAAGATTATGAAGAAGACTGGGAAGGTAATCCATATGATTATATAAAACATGGTGGTTTTGATAATGATCCTGAATTTGAAGATCTTGAAAATTTGGAATTTGATGATGATATCGACATTGAAGATAATGATATTTTTTTAGAGGATATAAATAAAAAATTAAAAATGTTTAGACGTTTTAAACAATATTAAAATGCAAATTAAAGAAATTATTTCATTATATATAAATGATTCTTCGGGGATAATGGATGTTATTTTTAGAATTTATGGTGATGATGAAAACTTTGTTAGGATAGATGAAATTGAATTAGAAGAATCAAAAATATTTGGCTACAATTTTACAGAAAACATTATACAAAATTTAACAGAGGATGAGGAGGATAATATGGATATTTTTTTTGATACCGAAGAAGATTCTGATGACAACATAAATAAAACCATATCTTTTTTAGAGGAATATTATCTTCTTTATCCTGAAAGAGTACCATCAGTATCAGAATATTAAAATGAATCAATTAGACTACATTATTAATTTATTGGATAATTTTTTGGAAGCAAAAAATAATGATGTTGAAATTGGGGAACAAGACGCTGGCGGAGGATCAACTGGAGGTGGTGGGAAAAAACCTCCGTATCCAACGGTTACAAAATGGGAAAGTGGTGTTGCAAGAACAGGTCCAGCAAACCAAATTGGATTAACTAAATGGAGGGATATTGTTAAAATAAACCGAGGAAAGGCTAACACATTATTGTAAATCGATATATTTATAATAAAAAATTTATGGAAAAAAAACTTATACATGAGGCTGAAGAACAACTTAAAAGAACTCTTTTAATGATGAAATATGATACTTCGAAAACTTTGAATGAGAATAAAGAAGTAATAAATGAAATTGCCCCAATAGCAATTCCGGCGTTTACAATTGCAGTTCCTTGGTTGTGGGCCGCTGGCACAGCAACTGTGGCTGGAATAGGTACT